CAGCGCCGCCTCACCCGTGATGATGTGCAACCCTGGCCGGATCGTCAGCGCGCCCGCCACCGTGTACGTGATCGAACTGACCTGCGTGGCATCGGCCACGCCGCCGTCGAAGACCTTCACCCAGGTCGTGCCGCTGATCTGGTAGACATTGCCACTGGAGAGGACGATGTGTGGAAGCGCCACCTCGTTGGCGGCGACTGCCGCTCCGGAGGGCACGTTGGCGTAGAAGTACTCGGGTGGTCCGGTGTAGACCTTGGCCCCCGAACTGTGGGCCACGGCCTGGGTGCCGGTATACCCGCGCTGGACGCTCACGATCGGCGTGGCGTCGATGTTCGTCACCAACATGGCCTCCCGATCGACGTACAGGTACTGCCCGACGACGACCGTGAGTCCGCTGGTGAGGTTGACCCGCTGCGCGCCAGCCGAGAGGGCCGCCGCGAGCGTGGTGAAGTTGACTGTGGCTGCCATGTGAGACTCCTATGCACCCACGAGATCCCGTGTCCGATGACCTCGGGGCCAGTCGAGAAACGGTCCCGGCCGGACGAAATCATCCAGCCGGAACAAGGGAAACGAGACTCAGCTACAAACCCTGCACGCCAGTTCTGGCCGCAGCGAGGCCCAGCCGTAGAGCACGTCCAGGCGGCACGGGAAGTTGTCGGTGCTGATGTCGTACGCCCGAACCAGCCGCATCGACACCCCGAGCTGCTTGTCGCTCATGCGCGCGGCCATGTCGACACCCCGCGGAAGCGGGAGGTCGGCCGAGGCCAAGGTGAAGGCATCCCGATGGAACGCCAGGCCCTGGGGACTCGTGGCCAGAGCGACCATTGCCGCCTGACCTGCGGCTGCCGTGCTGAACACGCTGATCAGCGCCGACGCCGCCGGCGAAGCGGTCACGGTCTGGAACGCCCCCGCCGTGACAATCGGCGGGTAGATCGGCATGGTCAACAGACCGCTACCGTTGCTGTCCGCGTCAGCGGTGATGGTGAAGTCCTGTAGCGCGCCAGTCGTCTGGCGACTCTGCGGGTTCACGCCGAAGACGCCGGCGATCTGCACGATGTCGCCTTCCTTGAGTCGGTTGGCGGCCGCAGAGGTCCAGGCGCTTGTCAGGATCGAACTCCCTGTCTGGTTGGCCACGGTGACGATGGGGGTGCCACCGAGCTGTCCAATGCTATGAACCGGGACGTTCTGGTCCATCGCCCACGTGAAGCCAGCCGCTTCGCCCATCTCGCCCCGCCGGTACTGCCTCGAGATTTCCGGTACGGGGTTCAGGAACGCGGTGAGGGCGTTGACGATGGTGGCCTGCATGAGTGGGTTGAGGACGGCGAACCGATCCCCGTCAATCGGGCAGGAGTTGTCGTCGAGCTTGACTCCAGCCTGTAGGTAGGTCAGGAGCGCCGTGGGGACGGTGTGAAACACCCCCACGGTATTCGCAACCTTCTTGTAGAGCTGGAACCCGTCGTAGTCCATCTTGTTGGCGACCGTGGACACGGCGGGCTTGAGGAACCGATCGGAAAAGTCGTCAATCGAGAGTGCGAGATCCTGAGACGAGAACTGGATGTCGACGCCGAACTGGTGGTTCAGCGTGACGGGCACCTGGGTTTCCACCGCGCTCTCGATCGAGAGAGCCTGGCCCTCACGACCGACGTACCGTGGCGGCTTGCGGACGTTCAGGACCGTCCCAATCTTGGCACCTTCGACGCCGAACTTGTCGTCATACTGGCGGTTCACCTTCGTGGTGAACGTCAGGTTGTTTTCCAGCACGCGCAACGCTTCGCGCGTGATCATGGAAATGGTGAGAAGCGTGTTGGCCATTGCGAACTATCTCCGGCCCCCACGCGCCCGTTCTTGGTCCTCGCGGTACTTTTTGTACTGCTGGTAATCCATCTTCTCGGGGTCGAGCGTGGAGGCGGTTGAGGCCGCACGAACCGGCGTGATCGGCGGCGGGGCTTTCGAGGTGGAGGGACGAGAGGGCGTCGGGGCCGGTGAGGTGCCGGCCGACTCAAGGGTGGCCTCGACGCGGGCCTCCAGCTTGCCCATCGCGCGGATCGCGTCTGGTCCGGAGATCGCAGCCAGTGCCGCACATTCGTCGGGGTGCTGGCCGAGGTAGTACGAAATCTCGGGACCGACCTCGGACGTCAGGATGACGTGCTCCATGACGGGCGAGACGGGCAGGTCTTGACCGACAACGGCATCGAAATCGGCGTGCTGCGCGCGAGTGTCCGCGGTGCGTTCGTTGTAGTTGGCGCGGATCTGGTCGGCGGCACGGGTCTGTTCAGCGGCCTGTTGGCGGGTATGTTCGGCGGCCAGGGCCGTCGTCAAACGAGCCTGGACGATCCGTTCTGCCCGGTAGTCGATCGAGGCGGACATGAACGCTTCGTAGGTCTCGTAGTCTTCCGGCTTCGGCTCACCAGCGTCCGCCACAGGCGCAGGGCGAACTAGTGTGGGAGGTGTGGCCTGGCGCTCCGCGAGTTGCTGTTCGAGCGCGGCGGCACGGTCTTGGGCCGCTTTGGTGCGACCCTCCGCTTCGTACCGGGCGCGGACCAACTCGTTGATGCGTTGCTGGGCCTTGCTCGGTTTCTTCGGTTCCGGCTCCGCCTCGCCTTCCGGCGTGGCCTCGGGTTCCGGTTCCGGCTCGGGTTCGGTGGTGCTCCGGGCCTCGGGTTTCGGTGTCAGGGTGGGCGGCGTCGGTTCTGTAACGGGTGCGGCCGGTGGGGACTCGAGCACCGCGGTGGATTTCGCGGCGAGTGCGGCCTGCACGTCGGCATCAGAATCGGTCGTCGAGGTGAGAGTGACGTCGGGCATGGGAGAACTCCTTGACTGCGGGCGAGGGGATCGCCCGTCTAGCACTCGCGGAAGGGCCTCCGCGTCAGGCTGGTCGCGTCACGCGACCGGGGAGAGGGAACTACTCATCGCCACTCAAAAGAAATCTCCTCGGCAGAGCAATGCTGGCAACGCCGCACGCTGACCCACAGCAGCATTCGCCACTCATCGCGCCATGTTGTCCACTTATGAAAACCGAGACGGCAGATAAAATCGCGAAGATCCATCGCTGCGCTTACTCGTAGAGACGGTCGTCCCGGTTGTCACCGTCCAATTGTTCGAGGTTAGGGAGACGAGAGGTCGTACGGATGTCCCAGAGTTGTACCGGCGTGGTCGCCGCGACCTCGTGTCGAAGATCGACCAGCCATCGAAACCGACGCATTTCTGGGGACATCGGCCGTTCCGCGCTCCGAACCCCGGGTTCAACATCATGTGCGGCTTGCCACGCCAATCGGGCGCATAGCGCCGCACGATCGGCGTCGCCTTCGCGGATGGCGAGGAGCAGTTGAGGACGCAGGAACGCAAGCGACCGGCACCGGTGCGCCCACTCGCGGGTCAGGCGGCCAGCCCAGTTCGCTTGATCCATGACGATGGCGTGGCGGATCAGGTCCGGGGCCGGAATCGGTTCAGTAGGATCGCGTTCGGTGGCCATTACGGGACTCCTGGTGCCCGAGGCGGAACGGGAACGACGGGCGCGGCGGGGGACGTGCTGGGCGGCGAAGCAGCGACGGAGGTCCTATTGGGCGCGACCGCGCCGGGGCCGGCGGGACTCTGTAGTGCGGCGGTCGCAGCCTGCTCCTGGCTCACCACCCGCGTTTGACTCATCTGCAACAGCGTCGTGATGCGCTGATACTCGGCCTGCATCGCCGCAAGTCCGGCCTGCATGTCGGTCTTGGCGAGCGCAATCGCGAGTTGCGCTTGGGTCTGCATGTTGGCGATCTGCTCGCGGGAAGCGAGTTCAAGGACCCTGGTGTTCCGCTCCTCACTCAACTGCTTGACCTGGGCCGAGAGCATCTGGACCATCTGGGTCATCTGCTGCATCTGCGCCTGCGCCTGTGGCGGGATCTGGGCAGGACCGCCTTCAGGTTCCGGTTGCAATTGCGGCGGCAGCATCTTCTCGAGGCGGTCCGCGATCTGCGGGAAGCCGGGTCCGTCCATCGCCTTCGCCACGACGTCGCCAACGAACGGGAAGGTTTGGGGCGCGATCTTCACGAACTCAAGGAGTCGGGTGGCTTCCTCGGCACGTTTCGTGGCGAATGACTGCCCAATCGTCACCACGACGTCGTACCGTCCCATCGTCAGGTCGTAGAGGTGGTGGAGTTGGTTCGTGGCGTCGAACGTCTTGGCATCGACGGGACGTGGACCCTGCGGTCCCTCCGCATACGGCTGGTTGACCATGACCTCGCGCGTCTGGTCGTCCAAACCGACAATCCGCAGGACCCGCGGCGTGTCGTAGACCTTCGGGATGACGTCGACGAGGATGTGACCGAGCGCGACCAACGCCCGTTGCAGGTTGTCGAGGAAGTTGGAGGCCGAGAGCGTGCCCTGTTCCTGCCGGGCCAGGATCGCCTTGCCACTCTGCTCTGGGCCGCGCTCGCCCAGGCTGGCGTCAAAGAACCCAGTGGTCGATTTGATGTCGTTGTCGGCCTGCCGGACGGCCATGCTGATGGCCTGGACGGGCGGCTCGGCAAACTGGCGCTGGGGGGCTCCGACGAGTTGGCCACCACTCGTCACGGGCACGTATTCGAGGACGGCGAAGTTCCGGCGGTTCGCCTGCTTCCACTCGGGGTGATTGGCGAACTGGCCTTCGGCACCCACGAACGGGGCTCGCGGCGCCAAGGCAATCGTCTCGGTCTGGGCGCTGACCCAGTAGTTGTAAACCCTTTGGCTATCCTTCGCATCTCTGACGATGCCCGAGAGCCGCCGCTGGCCGTTGACAACCAGTTCGTCCCCGAGGACCGGAACGATCGGGATGGTGCGGCCCGGCCATTCCCCTTCCTCAAGGATTTCGGCGGCGTTGATCTTGGCCCACTTGACGCGCCGGCGCGTGGCCTTGCGCTCGTTGAGGATCTTAACCGGGACTTCGCCATCGACGATCTTGCTCTTGTCGACCGCCTTGGTGTTGCCGTTGCCCAGGTCGATCAACGCGAGCGTGGTGTCCTCTTCCTCGACATAGAAGTATTCGGCGATGCGGATGTTGCCTTCGGGGAACCATCCGGGTTCGGGGTTCGCTACCGAGGCGTACTCGGCCAAGGTCGCGGCCCGCGCGTCGCCGTAGAGTTCTCCGTACTCGTCTTTGGGGATGTCCTCAACGATGAAGGCATACCGGGCGTCGGAGTAGTCCGCTTCCTGGCAGGCCGGATCGATGTAGACGCTGAAGGGATTGAGGACGCGCTTGATGTAGATTTCCTGCTCGAACGTGCCATCGTGCGGGTAGTCGGTCAGGACCCGGAAGTACCCGACGCCCATGCTGACCGCGTTCTGGAACGCCGTATCGTAGGCTACTGCGGCGTGGCTCTGTTGCTCGATGTGCCGGATGATGCCCTGGAGGACTTCCGCCGTGTCTTCGTCGGCCCCTTCGGCCACTGGGCTGATCTGGATCGCGGGCCGACTCATCCGCTGCTGGTTGCAGGTCAACCGGACGGGCTGCTTGAGGCGGTTGATGACGAGGCACGGACGGCCGTCGGTCGCGCGGTCTGCGAGGATCTCGTCAGGCCACTGCTCACCGGCCAGGAAGCGCAGATCCTCGAGGGCGTCGATCCGCTGGGTCGATTCGGCGTTGGCGATGGTCTGGAACCGCTTGCGGGCCAGGGCGAGAAAGTCCGACACGTTTTGGGCCGACCGGCGGTTCGGCGTGGTCTCGAACGGCGGTGACTCCTGGGTCACGACGGGCGGCATCGAATGACCTCTTGACACAGGTGGCGAACGGTGAGCATCGCGGCCTCCACCCCGTCAGCCACGTTCGCTTGGCGGGGCTGCGTCATGTCCACCAGATAGGAGGGACCGATTGGGTGTGCGGCTTGTTCCCCACAGAACGGGCACGGCAACTCGTCACTCAAATGCACCGGGAACACGGCACGGTGGGTGTTGCCGCAGGCGTCGCAGCGTTGGGTGCCGACGAGAAAGAGCATCAGGACCCCTTGCAGACCGGGCAGTCGCCTGGAGCCTTCGTGGGGATCCTGGGCGCAGCCGAGGCGGGCTTGGCGGGAGCGGTAGGCGGATCGCCACGCTTCGTCAGGTGGTCCTTGCTGTCGAGCCGCTTGAACTGTGTGGAATGTCTCGCGGCGGCGGTTTGATGTTTCACTGTGCTGCTCTCCAAGGCGGGGGGTCGCACCACGTTAACCGCCATGATGCGACCCTGCGGGGTGATCCGTGAGCCGCTGCCTAGGAAGGAGACCAACCCATAGGAGGCCGGCAGGGTGAGGTCGAACCGTCTGAAGATGACGGGTCTCGCGGATCGGGGGAGGTAGCGGGCGCGGGAATCGAACCCGCCATGAGCGGCTTATGAGACCGCCGTGTCCACCAGTTCACCTACCCGCATCAGTGATTCCACGCTAGCAGGACGGCCACCAGGTTGGCGAACGTCACGGGGTCAGATGTGATGCGCGTGGGAGTTTCAAGTCGGATGTGCGCGCCCCCCGACATCGGCGCTATCTCGCGCCTGCGCCTCTGGAGGCCGGGGCTGGGGTTAGGCGGTCCGGCGCGCGTCCCAGGTGTCCCGGCTCAGAGGGGGTTCTAGTGCTTCCACTTCCGGGCGTTCGCGGCGAAGTTCGCCTGCTTCCTGATCGCCGGACTCTTCGAGTGCTTGGCGGTCTCCAGCTTGGCCGCGGGGATCTTCTGGCCCGCAGGCACGCCGAGGTTGGCGTGCAGGCGGCCCTTGTGCGACGGCTTGATCGCTGGCTTGCCGGGCGTGAACCGGTGCATGGACTTCAACGTACTCATCGCTTCCCCTTCTTGACCCGCTTCGGCAACCCTTTCCGCTTCGTACTGGCGAAGTCATGGAGTTGCTTGAGCGTCATCCGCTTCAACCCGGCGTTCCGGGCGTAGAGCTTCTCGGGACTGTGCTCGGCGATCGCCATCGCTTCTTGCTGGACTCGTGAAACGGACGGCATGGATGTATTCCTCAGTTCCACTCGTAGGAGCAGGGCGTGCTCGGTGGGCTGTGGCTGGCGCTATTGGCACCACCGAGCGAGTAGAAGGTCTCGGGTCGGACCACGAACTCCTGGCAGGACGGATCGACAGGCGTCGGGCGGCGTCGCCTCTGACGAATCTCAACAATCCGCAACACGCCAAACCCGATTAACCCCGCAATGAGCACGAGGTCGAGGATGAGCAGGGCGAACGCGATGACGTGGAGTACGTTCAGGAACTCGAGGATGGCGTCGTAGGGGCTCAGCATGGAACGGTCCTACCGATACTTCCCGGTCAGCAGCCACCACAGCCGCCGGCCGACGTGAGACAGGCGCTTGACGTTGACGCCGATCTTCTCGGTGTAGTCGAGACGGACCCGCACACTATCAAGGCTGCTCGAGAGCGTCTGGGTTTCCCGGTTCATCACCTCGGAGAACCGGGCCTGGTTGACGGCCAAATCCTGGACGGTCCGCTCAAGGTGACGGATCAGGATCAGGGTGTCCTCGCCCACGACGCGCCGCAGCGCCCGCCGGTCGGCCTTGACCGTCTTGGCGTTCATGACTTCACATTGGAAGCACGTTCGACCGCGAGAACGCGGTATAGTCGAGGGCCTTCCGCAACACAGTAGGATCGGTGCTCTCCAGCCACCCGACTAAGATGTTGCAACGACGACAAAGAAGACCGCGCACATAGCCCGTCTTGTGATCGTGGTCCCTGTCTAACACTGGTGACAGATTTCTCCGCGTGGTGGTCGGAGGACGACCGCAGATGGCACAGAGGCCGCGCTGCAAAGCCAACCGTGCTCCCACCGTCATTGAGGCCTCTAACTTGGCCTCAGTCCTGATAGACGCGATCTCTCGGAGCGCCGCGTCATACTCTGCCTGTGACATTCCAACGGGAAGATCGATCTCGTTTTCCATATTAGGTCGTCCGACCTAGCGCCAAAAAACTAATGAACCCACCAAACGTCCCATCGATCCAACTCACCCCATCCAAGACTGCCCGGCGTGCAGCGGATCGACCATGATGTAGCGCGGCTCCTCAGGTGGTGTCGTCTTGCGTCCGACCGCCGGCCCGAAGGCGAGCACCACGTACTCAAGGCAGTTCTGCGCGTGGTCGTAGAAGCCATCCTTGAGCGGTCGCCGCGTGTTGGGATTGCTTGTGCTCACCGTGCTCCGCGTGTCCCAGACGTAGCCGGCTTCGAAGCCATCAACCAGTACCGGCGTGGTGGTCGACCCTTGTCTCGTGACGACCGCGAAGCGCGGCGTGGCTCGGAACGCGGGTCCCGTCGCACTCAAGCGTCGCATATACCCGGCCACGGTTTGTATCGCCACGTCCCGGCGATCGACCCGGTTGGCGTCACTGACGCACTCAATGGCGACCCCGTGCTTCCGCAGGACATCGACCGCCGACGTCGCCACGCCATGCGGGGAGAACGACTCGCCCGCCGGATCGCCCGTACTCTTGACCTCGAGCACCTTAGGAAACCACGAGGCCCGATACTGCAACGCGACCGGGCAGAAGTCCTCGATGAACATGGCGCTGCCCATGACACCGCCCAGGACGTGCAGGGCGCCCCACGGGAGGAACTGTGCCCACACCACGCACGGATGGCCGTGGCCGAAGTCCCAGCCCTCGTAGAGCGGCGCTGCGGGGTTGCAGGGCAGTTCGTCGGCGAGGTGCAGGGCGCGCTGGAAGTACCCGCCGTAGACCGGATCGCCCACCACGCTCAGGCCGCGCAAGCCTTCAATGAAGCGCCGCCTCAGCACCGTGCCGGGCGGGTAGGCCGCCTCGAGAGCCCGGATGTAGTCCTCGCCAAGGGCCGCCCGGTTGTCGTAGACCGTCGTGCGGATGTACAGGTG